ATTTAATAAAATAATCCACCTCTTCCTCTTTTCCTAGTTTTTGTAGGTTTTCTTTTTTTTCTTTTTTTTATTGTTTTTATATTTATCTTTTTTATTGTTTTTATTTCTGTTTCTTGTTCTATTTGTGGGTTTTCTATATTTATTTTTAGCCCATCTTCTCTTATATAAGAATCTTTCTTCTCAATTGGACGATATCGTAAGAACCATTCTTGGTATTCTTTATTTTTTTCACGATCTTTTATATTTAATTTTCTAAATTCTTTGAATTTTTCAGCCTTTTCTGATTTCATTTCTTCTAAAGTAACTTGATGTCCATAACAATTTATACTAAATCGTTTTAAAAGTCCTTTTTGCTGTAATCTATTATGTTGCTGAACATCAAATAGATATTGTGCCATACATACAATTCTCTCTGTATCATAATAATTCCTAGCAGAATATAAGAAGGCAAGATAAAAACTCAACATGGTATCAATTGTTGCAATTTTAATTTTTTGTCCATTTAAAGAAAATATATTATAACTATGACACGCAATTGGTTTATAGATAAAAGCAATTGTATCTTTTCCTATAAGTATTTGATAGTGTGGTGCAATTATTTCCCCAATTGCATCCTTTTTTATAATCTTAATATTCTTAATACCTTCATCCTGTAATCGTTCTTTTAAAATAGTGCTTGTTACTTCTGGATCTTCTGACAAAACATCAAAATCTGGTACTCTTTTTACTCCTTTTTGTATATTTTTTGGCATATATTGTAAATATAATGATAAGGCATATCCTCCAAAAAATACTACTCCTTGATTTATAAAGGTCTCTCTTGTGGTATTATATATTACATTTTCATCTTTCTTATTATCCATATCTCGTTGTAAATTTATTGTATTACAATGTGCGGAATGCAGTGGGTAGCTTTTATTTAACAACGTTAACCGTTTTAAAACCTTTTCCCAACGCGATACGTCCCCTGCTGGTCTAGATAATTCTAAATACATGGACATTCTTAAAAAGTTTGGAGGAGCAAATAATATTCCAGCTACACGAATTGTATCTATCTTCAAAGCATTAAAAATATCTTTATGTAAAAAAGTTATATCTGCAATTCCAACAAAATTCACAAATACTTTATAGGTTCCATGATGTTGACCTGTTTTTGCTTCTACTTCATCAAATCCTTCTTTAATATAAATATCAGCAAGTTCTTTTGCATCAGATAAAGCATTTGGAGAGAAAAAATCATAATCTGGAATTTCTATATCTATATCATAAAACTGATCCTGTTTTGGCAATATTGAATTAATTGCAATTCCACCATAACATATTAATTTTTTTCGTTTTAAAAAGTTTTCTAAAATTACAATCATTCTTTTAATTTCAGGAGAAGATACAACACGTTTACCTATTCTTTCTTCTGCTTTATCAATTGCTGTTCTTAATATTGCTAATTCACATTCCTGAAATGTCATGGTTTTGTCGCAGATATTTTTCATAATATATAATGATATTATATATTATTATATTACTCCATGCCAATATCCTGTAAATCCTAAACTACTTGCAGTAGTATTAGTAGTAGCAGCATTAGTAGTAGCAGCATTAGTAGTAGCAGCATTAGTAGTAGAACTAGTATTTCGTGTAAACCTTCCAGTAGATGATAAAAGCATAGGAGATCCTTTTATTTTTGTAGCCGAATTTTTACAGTTACTAATACATTGCATATTTTTAATTGTGTTATACATATATATATACTAAATATTATTAAATATCAAACTTATAATAATCAGTCGCAACACTTCTTGTTGCAAATGACAATGCTGGATTCTGTTCTGGAGGAGCTTCAATAAGTTCTGGAATATACCGTAACTTTTCAGGTTTCAAACAAAACGCATACCCACACTGATCAAAAAATACATTATTTTCTTGTAAATTGGTGTCATATTTTTGATACATCATCCCAATCATTTGTGATCCAGTTTCCCTACATACCATCGCACTAGGATTTACAGGATCTGCTCCATTATCTGGCATGGAAATAGTCATATTTCGTTTATTATATTCTTGTAGTTCATATAGATCTGGAGTATTTTGAATATCATACATATGCAATGCCCTCATAAATATAGAATTGCTTGTTAAATTCACATATTCATAAAACTCTTTGCAGTCCATAAATGCATTATTTAATTTATCTACAATGATAATAATTTTTCTACCACATAAATCTAAAATCTTTGTATTTCCAAAATTCTGTCCATTCATTTCAAAACTAAATGCTGGTCCTAAAAAGAAGGTATCATTTTCCTTTAATAAATTTGCAAAATTTTGATACATTGTTTGATTTAAACTTTTAAATCTAAAATGCAATATAATTGGATCTAAAGGATTTGGACTAGTACTTGTAGCAAAAGCATAATTTTTAATAATATCTAAAACCTCTGTAAAAAAAACATAGTTATATGTTTCCTTAACATATACGCTTTCTGAAGTAGATGTTGCAACAACTGGCTGTCCATCTATTGAAAATATTTCAAAATCTAAACAACGAACACCTTGTTTTAATACATCTTTTAATGCACATATAGAAACGTAATCATTTTTATAAGTTCCAGGACTACAGCAATTATATGCTGTTTTAATATAATAATCCTTCAATTCATATTGACAATTTGGATCTCCAGAATTTAATGATTTTATAGATCCATTTACTGTTGAAAAAATAGCATCCATTGCATTACATTCTCTATTAGGCAATTTTTTCATATAAATATAATAAACTATAATTAATATTATTATTAATACTATTGCAGATCCTAATATGAATACAACAAAATCTGTATTTATATTCATAATTTTATGCATTGTATCTTTTATGCTTGTAGAAATATGCGAGTTTCCAGATTTATTCATACTTAATATATATATTATATTAAATACTTTTTAAAGTTAAATATAATTTAGTTATATATAAAAATGGCCGGTGGGTTAATGAATTTAGTAAGTCAAGGACAACAAAATATTATATTAAATGGAAATCCTCAAAAAAGTTTTTGGAAAGGAGTTTGGTCGCGTTATACAAACTTTGGACTTCAAAAATTCAGATTAGATTTTGAAGGATCTAAAACGCTTCGTTTAACAGAAGAATCAACATTTATATTCAAGGTAAAACGATATGCTGATCTTTTAACTGATTGTTACTTAAATGTTGAACTGCCAAATATTTGGAGTCCTATAATGCCACCCGTAGAAAATTCAGAAAATTCAGGAATATGGGTTCCATATGAATTCAAATGGATTGAAAATATTGGTGCACAAATTATATCTAAAATTACTATTACATGTGGAAATCAAACATTACAAGAATTTTCAGGTGCATATTTATTAGCTGCAGTACAGCGTGATTTTTCTGGGGTAAAAAAGACACATTTTGATAATATGACTGGAAATGTTCCTGGATTAAATGATCCTGCAAATTCCGGAACACGTGTTAACTCTTATCCAAATGCTTACTATACTGCTAATCCAGCAGGTGCAGAGCCATCTATTCGTGGCAGAATCTTATACATTCCTTTAAATTTATGGTTTAGTTTAAAAACACAAATGGCATTTCCTTTAGTTGCATTACAATATAATGAACTTCAAGTAAATGTTACATTAAGACCAATTCAAGAACTATTTCAAATTCGTGATGTTCTAGATAGTGTAAATAATTATCCATATGTTTGTCCCAATTTTAATATTTACTATATGCAATTTTATAGATTCTTGCAAACACCGCCTACTATTGATTTGTTACTATCCGATTATGTAGATCAACGAACTTTATGGAATGCCGATGTTCATTTAACATGTACTTATTGTTTTTTATCTAACGAAGAATCTCGTATATTTGCAACACAAGAACAAAAATATGTATTTAAACAAGTGAAACAACAAATTTTTTACAATGTAACAGGGTCAAATAAAGTTCAACTAGATTCTACTGGTATGATATCTAGTAATATGTTTTATTTTCAAAGAAGTGATGCAAATTTGAGAAACGAGTGGTCCAACTATTCAAATTGGCCTTATAACTATTTACCATATGATATTACTCCTGCATCAGCTGAAGGAAGTTATCCAATTACTAGAACAAATCCTAATTCTAGTACTACTACTACAAATATTGGTCCAGGTGTTAATGCAAACGGACAATTAACTGGATGGTATGTTACAGGAGATTATAATTTTGAAAACCAAAAGAATATTCTTATTTCATTAGGTATACTTTTAGATGGAACTTATAGAGAAAACATGCAGCCTGCTGGAATATATAATTATATTGAAAAATATGTTCGTACTTCAGGTAATGCCCCAGATGGACTCTACTGTTATAACTATTGCTTAAATACAAATCCATTTGATCTACAACCGTCTGGTGCTATTAATATGAGCAGATTTAATTTAATTGAATACGAATTTACTACAATTGTTCCAGCTCTAGATCCTTTTGCACAGTCTTTAGCTATTTGTGATCCACAAACAGGAAATATTATCGGAATAAATAAACCAACTTGGAGAATTTATGACTATAATTTTAATTTGTATTATTTTGAAGAGAGAATTAATATGATTACATTTATTGGTGGAAATTGTGGATTAATGTATGCTACTTAATATTATAAAAAATCATTTGCAGGTAATGGACCATTATCTATAAATTGTCCAGATAATGATATCCGTTCAGGATATTTTGGTGAAAAAGATTGAGCATTTGGTGTATATCTTTTATCATATAATTCTTGAGCTTGATCAAATGCTTTTCTCCATGTATTTATACCTTGAAAATATTGTGCTGGTTTCGTATTCTTATTACTAATTAGTGCAGCATTTGTTCCAATATCTGTTGTTAATGTAGAATATGTCGGGTTCTCTTCAGTTGTTAATTTTCCAGCATCATTTTGTCCACGAACATCTTTTGTCTTTTTATCTAAAGAATTTGGTATAGGTTGGCATCCTTGACAATCAATGTCTGAAAAACATTGTTCACCAGTTAAACTGCAGCGACTTGGAGGCATGCATTTATTTTCACATCCTATAGTTGTGGTTAATGGTATATCAACTGTATTATTTGTAGAACCAATATTAGAAAGATTTTCTAAAATATATCCATTATGGATTAAATATTTAGACCACCAGATAATTAGAATAAATAAAATAATTATAACAATCCACCAAAACAATATATTCATATTATATTGAAATATAATTATTATTTAGCAATTTATTGTATAAAATTTTATATCATCGTTTTATAATAAGTCATGTCAACTACAACAGATACTAGTGCTATAGATGAAAAAAAAGAATCTGGAGAACCAGTTTTAGGACCAGTTAATTATATAAAAGTCATTTTAAAACAAATTGTATATATATGTTTCTTAGTTGTAATAGGTGCATTATTTTTATATACATGTAAAGTTGCACAATCAAATTTATTGCCAGTATGTTTAGATTTATCTCCATTTACAGATAAATCATTAAAATTTACAAAAGTGGCTACTGAAGATATTAATATTGTGAAAACAGCTGATGGTATTTTTTCAACAAAAATAACTTTTCCAACTGAAGAAAATATTGAAATGATACATAATGCTTTAGGGTGGATTAATGATTGGAAACATGGTCCTAAAAGTACTACAACTAAATTGTGGATGGCAACAATGACTGAACAAATAATTTCAGTTAATTTTACAATTAAAAATATCATATGTAATGCAATTAATTCAGCCCTTCCAGAAACGTTTATTATTATGTTTGGTGCATTTTTTGCATTAATTATTCATTGTATATTAGTATTAGTAAATGGTATTTTTATGTGTTATTTATGGTTTTCAAAAATGCATTTATTATTTAGTAAATCAACTCAAGATGATAAAGGTAA